CTCCCCCACCTCTGCCCGCTGTGCACACCCAGCGCCAGGCTGCCGACGCCACCAGTCAGCCCTTTCCAGCTGAAATGCCCGCAACGTTTCTACGGTATGCTGGGCGTTGAAGTCTGAGTAGTCAAAGGAGCATATCCAACCGCCCTGTCTTGCGAACTGCGTCAGCTCGAGCAACCGACGTTCGCTTGCTTCCGGCTTGAGTCCAACCTCGGAGATCGAAGCTAGTACTCTCTTTTCGAACCCCTCGCAGACGAAAGCTGTGGCCAGATAGTGGTCCAGCTCAACACCGTAGATTGCTCGGAGTTTGCCGCCCGGCTCGTTCTTCTTCGTATGCCCGACAGCGTGCTGCCTTGCTTGCCTGGCACTGACCCCGTCATGTGGTGGCTGTGCGAGTTGCCTTGCAAGCACGGTGCGTTTGTTCGCACGGCCACCGAGGCCCAAACTCTTGGATAGGGCTGGGGTACCTCGCCTTCCTGCTGCTCCTGAGACTACCCAGTCGAACCTCCTTGCCCACCACTCGGTGACGGTATCGACTTGCTGTGGTCCCTGGACCTTAGCGAAGATGCTTCGCAGCCTGTCACGAACAGCGTCTTCCGATGGTTGCGGTCCGGCAGGCAGCTGCCACCTTCCCTGCAGCATTTGACCCCTCTTAGTCCATTCCTCGTCCCAGTTCACTTCCCCAGTTGCCTTTGGCCCGAGATTGTGAAGGTAGCCGAAGGCCGCAACCGGCACTCTGGTTCCGAAGAAGGTGCCAGTTGCGAGCAGCGTAGTGTGCCAGGACTTCGCCGCATCAGGGTAGTGCTCCGGGCAGATCCAGGCGGCCATCGCCTCGTCAACGCCCCCAGCTGGAGATTTGACAGATGCCAGCCAGGCAGCCAGCCCTAGGGCGGTCTCACCGGGCAGACCGGTTTGGCTGGCCAGTTTTCGCCAGACCATGGGCCACCCATTCTTCTTGGCCGCACGGGCGAACCCTGGCACCAACTTGGAAGCTCGGAATCTGGCCAGCCCCGTCCTCGCCTCGGGGTAAAGGCCTTGGCGGATTGCCTCCGGGGGAACGGCCCCACGCTCGACATACGGTGTGGCAGCCGTGGGCGACGTACGGCATCCGCAACCACCCACATCGGCCTTGAATTCCACCTGGGAGACCGGCACCCCTGGGGTACCCAATAGGCGCACGACCGTTACGAACGCCCGGCCAACCCGGTTGGTTCCGGCTAACTCGATGCGGCGCAAGGTCGGTGTGTCCGAGGCAAACACCAGATCCCACTCTGCTGGCAGCAGCCTAAAATACTTACCGCGGAGGAGCCGACCCACGCACTTCGCCGTCTGGTCGGGAGGGTCGTTGGACCTAAGTGCACGGGGCAGCCACGCCTTCGGAACACCTGAGGCCACCAGCTGCCTGGACAGCTGGTTGGCCCAGGCTCTTTCGTCAGGTGTGCGCTTCGCCACCCCACCACCCCTAAACTGCACGCGCTTGGAAGGCGATTGCCCGACTTGGGTGTTAGCACTAGCTAAGTGGGTCCGCTCACCGCCTGAACCCGGCGGGCCAGCGAACTGGTCACCGATCCGCTCCTCCGAACCTCCGTGGGTGGGCTGGCCCCCCTCCTGCCTGCCTTCCTCTGCAGCCGGCCCCAGCAACAGCGACTCCGCGAAGGAGCCTGGCCGCGGCATCCCTGGCCCATCGTCTTCCGACCCAAGGCCGCCCACAGTGACCCCACCCTCGAATTGGCTCATTGTCGCCTCAGCTTGTTCCAGCGACAGCCATGTGTAGTGTTCGTCAGCGTGGCATCTGAGCACCACCGGTAGGCCGGTGCCGTATCCTACTGGCCCGTGGCGGGTGTGGTCCACTGTCACGTGCACACCTAGCTCGTCTGCGACGTGAGCCAGCTGAGCCTCGTTGAGCCAGGTGCCGGCACGCCAGCCCGCCTCGCGAGCCAGATCCTTCAGTTGGCCCGGGTTAGGGTCAACTCCTGCGTTAGAAAGCGCACCGGCGAGAGCGGAGAACCCACACTCTCCATCCCCCGGCACGTCATGCTCCGTCCACTCGGCGAAATCGGCCTCCTCCTGCACCCAAGCTGGTGTGCGCGGCATCCCGGCTCCACCATCATGCTCCTGCTCGCCGCCAGCCTCAGAACCCTCTGTCTGAGTGACCGCCGTCTGCTCACGCCAGGTTCTGTCTCCATCTGTCTCCGCGTCCGGCTCCTCCGGCATGTCGATCACCTGGCACTCATCGCGGAAGGATCCGCCGGGAGGTAGCCCTACCCCAGAAGGAAAGTAGGGAAGCTGGGCGAACAGATCGCGCAGCAGACCCGGTAGCCGGTACGCGCCCACAGTGATCCGCCGGAGCCGCAGGCCGCCAACCTGACCCCCAGCTCGGGCAGCCTCAACCTCACGGGCTGTGAGCTGCTCGAAAGGCACAACACCAGTGGGTCTAAAGGGAAAATCAGACCACGGGCGTCGCATCTGTTTGGTGGTATCAAGGCGCAACACCCGCCGTTTGGCAATCCAGGCCGCGGACACCCCCAGCATCGTGCCGCCCACCGCACGGACGCCGGGCCCTTGAGCGTCAAAGGTGTGTGACGGGCTTGTGCCTGGCACAGGCGGAATGAAGTGGAACGGCCAGTGGGCTCTAAACTGACCCGGGCCTGCCCAGTCTTGGCTCCCAGCGATGTGGAAGCTACCACTCCCTGTGAAAGCTGCGATGCTAGCCACCTCTCCGAGGTGGACATCGTCCAACATCTCCGTGAGGTTCGGCAGCGCCCGTTCCCACCTGAGCCTGAGCAGACGTCCCGCGGCCTGGGCGTTGATTGCGGCTGTCTTCATGTCCAACTTTGACGCATACCAAGCCTCAAGTCCCGTTTCCAGCAAACCACCCTCAAGGAGAAGGCTCGCCACCGTCATGGTTGCCGGCAGCAGCAGCACCTTTGGCACTGTTGTCTGCCCTTGCTTGACAAGCCGCAGCCCGTAGACCAGATCAGTGGTGTGGCGGGGCCGTGGCATCCGGAATCCCACCAAGTTGCGAGCCAACCACGGAAGCCGGCAAGCGATAACCAGAGCGCGCTCCGCCTGATCGACGAGGCCATTGAGCCTGACGTACTCCTCGATTGCCTCGTACATCTCGCTTGCCGTCAGATCACCCGCCGACGGCCCCGTTTCCGACAGGATCAGCGACCCATGCAGGACCTCGATGTCGGTCGCACCCCATGGCGAGGCGTAGACGCGCCCCGCGTGTGTTTTGAGCCCGCCGAACGGTAGGCCGTCACCACACGCCCGAGCCCAGAAG